CCGAGAGTGAGTTGGCTGCCCAGCACTTCGCCGGTCAGACGGATCGGCGCCACCTGGGCGCCTTGGCTGGTGTCGGTGGTTTGGTCAAGGATCGCCCTCGGCGCCTCGGAGCCATCCGTAGCAGCGGACGCGCACAGCACGTATTCGCCACTGGTTTTCACCTGGCCCAAGACAGCGCCTCGCTTGAGACTCTGACCCGCAGCGATCACGGCGGTGTCGATCATCACGGGAAAGGAACCTGCCGACAGCTGATCCGGTACGTAGGTTTGGCGTTCGGGGTTGCTCATGAGGTTCTCCAATCAGCGGCGCGAAGCGCCTGCGACGATGGCGCCGACCACGGCCTTGCGTTCGCCTTGGTCATCATTGCCAGGTGGGGTAGAAGTCGAAACACCGGAGCCATCGGCCTTGATCGCACTCAGGGAAATGCCGCGATCCTGGGCCGCCTTGAACAGTTGCAGGGCAGTGGCTTCGACCGAAGTGCCGGCCTCGACGGCGGCGGAGATTTCGGCTTCGAAACCCTTGCTTGCCAAGGCATGGATACCGGCGATGCGCTCACGCTCGGCGCTCGCGCCCTCCTCGCGGCTCTGGGTGCGGATGCTCTCCAGATCCGGCTGGCTGGCCTGGGCAATCTGAATGGTTTGCGGATCCGTGCCGGCGGCCAGCGCCTCACGCAACTCTGCCGTGCTGCTGACGGTGGTCATGTTGAATTTCCTCGGTTGGGTTGCGGCCGGTTTGGCCAGTTCAGTAATCAGTGTTTCAAGGGAGCCCAGGCGGTGGGCCAGGCCGGACTCGACGGCGGCGGCACCGACACGCAATCCGCCAAAGTCACCCATCTCGGGCACGCGCTCGGCTTCGACGCCGAGGTTGCGGGCAACCTTGGCGACGAACACATCGCCCATGGCGTCGACCGTTTCGCCGACCTTGGCCCGGCCCTCTTCGGTGCCCAGATCCACGCGCTTGTTGGGCGCGTTGCGGCTGACGATCTGGTAGCGCTTACGACCGCTGGCTGCCTCACCTTCCACGACCGCCTCGACCACGACGCCGATGCTGCCGGCCAACGCGGTTTCGTCGATGACGATTTCGCTGGCCGCCGAGGCGATCCAGTAGGCGGCGCTGGCTCCGGTGCCGCCGATGTAGGCGACGATGCGCTTTCGTGAACGGGCGGCATGGATCTGGTCGGCCAGTTCGTTGATCCCGGCGGCCACGCCACCAGGACTGTCGATGTTCAGGATGATCGCGTTGACCTTGGGGTCATCCAGTGCCGTCTGCAGGTCGGTGGCCAGCACCTGAGTACTGGTCGCACCGCTGATCTCGGTGAAGAGATTGGCGTAACGAAACACCGGACCGACCACCGGAATAATGGCCACCCCATTGCGAGTGCTGACGGTGCGGCTGTTGTCCAGTCGCACGCCTGTCCGGGTCTCCAGCGCCGCCGGATCGCCCATCCGATCTGCAATGGTCAGCAGGTTGTCCAGGGCGCCAGGCAGCATCAGCCAGGGCTGCGAGGCTGCCAGCTCAAACGCGCGGGGCATGGTTATTCCTCGTTGGGGTTATTGGGCGGCGTTTCCTGCTCGCGCCCCTTGGGCAAAACGTGTAGGCCGTCAGCACGGCGTTGTTCCACTTCGCGCACACGCTGGCGGTACACCTGTTGCCAGGGCTCGCCGGTCATGGCGGCGGTTTCGAGCGTTTCATTGCTGACGCCGATTTCGATGCGCTTGCCGGCGGCATTGGCTTCCTTCAACTCATCGATGGCACCGCGTGCCGGACCAATCCAGATTGCCTGGCAGTACGCCTTGCGTTTGGCCGGATCGGCGTAGCCGGGCAATTTGATCAGCCCTCGCGCCACCGCTTCGTCGATCAGCAGTTCGCGGCTGGGCTGGCAGAAGTCGCAGATCAGCCACCAGCGGCGCAGGCTGTAAAAGCGCCAGGCCTGCAACATCGCCGCACGGGCCGCGCTGTAACTGCTGCTGTAATGCAGCAGCAGTTCTTCCATCGGTTGCTCCAGGGCCGCGCCGATCTCCTTGACCACCGCCGTGAAGAACGGATCGAACTGCGCATTAGGCCGCGCCGGATTGGCGATCACCGGTTCCTCGCCCGGCCCCAGATCGACAATCGCGCCCTCCCCCAACGCCAACTCACCGTCGGCCGTGGTGTCGCCGCTGACACCGTGGCTTTCATTAGCCAGCGCTGACAGCGGCAGGTTCGAAACCTGAAAGTCGTTGTTCTTCTTGATAAACACGGTGAACATCGCCGAGATCACCGCCGCCATCAGCTCAGCGCTGCTATAGCGCTCCAGCTTCTGCAGCGGCTCCAGCACCGGCGCCAAGTACGGTGCACCACGTTTCTGACCGGGCCGTTCCTTGTCGGCCATGACGTGCATGACCCGACGCCGGCCGGTGGCCTCGCCGAAGGCCGGCAGGCGTTCCCATTTAAGGGCCTGGCCTGCCGTGTACTCGTTCGGGTAGCCGTTGCAGACATGGTAGGCCAGCGGTGCGCCGAGCCGGTCGAACTCGACGCCGTCCACCAGGTTCGCGTTGTCCAACTGGCCGGCCGGATTGCACACCCGATCCGACTCGATCAATTGCAGGCGCGTGCTGAACACACAGCCCGGACGCTCATCGTCGGGGCTGGCAATCAGCACATCGCCGCAGACCATCGACGAGATCATCACCAGCGCCTGCAGCTGGTAGTGGTTGAGCGTCGCCTCGGCGTCGCATTCGCGTGGATCGTCGGCATACAGCGACCACAACCGGTCAAGTTGGGTGTTAAGTTCTTCCGCCTGCTCTTCGCTCAGCCCCAACGCGTCGTGATCGATCTGCGAACGGCAGACCAACCCGGTGCCCACCACGTTGGTGCGCAAGCGAGTGATGGCCGCCCGGGCGATCAGGTGGTTGCGCATGGCGTCCCGAGAGCGAGCGACGAGCATGCGTCGTTCGCTCTGGTCGAGGTCGCGGCGCGGACTGCCCAGACCGGGAATCCAACTGGCCATGCTGCGCAATACGCGCGAGGCACCCCGCCAGCGGGTCTCGGTGCCGCCCCCTCCGCCTTGGGCAACGATGGGCCGTGCGCCGGAAGCCGATTTGGCGAGTTTGATGGCCTCGCGCATCAGTAGCTCGGCCGGATCCTTTCGAAAAAAGCCCATAGTCAGATCGCCATGTAAGAGATGCGGTTGCGGCCTCGGCCTTGCTGCTGAGCCTGTTCCAGGGTGACCTCCTTGGCGTACTGCTGCTCCAGCAAGCGCAGGCTGTTCAACTCGGCACGGTACAACTCGCGATCCGCACGACGCAGGCGCTGCCCTTTTTTCAGGACGTCAGAGATCGCCGCCCGAACTTCCGCTAGGCGCTGTTGTGCGTCTGTCATGATTGTTTCCTTAGTAGCCCGCACGACTGCGGGTGCCCCGCCCGCGAGCGACTGCTCGGCGCGGTACCGGTGCGACCGGTTGTTCGGTGTTGAACAGGGTTGGCTGCAGCAGCTGCTGCTCCAACTGATCCCACTCGTGATCGCGTAGCAGGTGGGTTTTCAGACTGCGTGCCGCATGCAAGGCATACACCTCACAGTCGAGCGCCTCGTTGCGGCGACCGGCCTTTTTCTGCCAGACCATCTTGCTGGGGTTACGCGGGTGCGGCGCCAGCACTTCGTTGGTGAGCTGCTCGTAGTAGTCCGAGCGGATCTCGCTGTACCAGTGCATGCGCCCAGACCCTGCGCCCTTCAACCGCAGACGGCCGTCGATCAACGTCTTAGCCTTGTGCGTGCCGACGATGTGCACCCGCAGGCCGTATTTCGCGGCCTTGGTGTTGTCTTGCGAGGTGTCCACCGACTGCGGCGGCTTGGTGAAAATCTCCTTGTCGCGGCTGTCTATGGACGCGCCCTTGATCGCCATCACGTTGTAACGCTGACGATCCCGCACGTAGCTGTAGACCGCGTCGCTGGTGTTGCCGTCCGAGCTGTCGATGCTGACTGCCGATACCGCCAACTGAGCGCCACCATCGGTGGGAATCGGCCGGGAGATAACCCGATCCAGTTCCTGCCAGACGCTGTCATGCGGATCGATGGGATTGCCGTGCAGCTCGCCCCAATACAGCCGCCAAGATTCTTCGCCACGGCCCCAGCCGGTGATGACCAGCGCCAGTCGGTCGCCCTGTACGTCGACGCCGACGGTGATCAGCAGTACACCTTTGGGCGCCGTCAGTTCGGCGTAAGGTTCGGCACGCTTCTCCAATTCGTCGGTTTTCGGTGCATCGCTCTGGTACTCGTAGCTTTCGCCCTTCGAGCTGTTGACGAAGGCGATCATCGGGCCGATGTTGCCTTGCGCCGCCGCGTGTTCGGCCTGGAGTTTTTTCTCCATCAGCACCTGGAAGCGCGATCCCCAAAACGTCGCATATAGCTCGTTGAGGATGTAGCCGGCGATCCCGCGAAACTCGGCGGTGGCCGACCAGCGCCCGTGCTTGAGGTTGGCGTTCTTCTGGTTGTCGTCCCAGATTGCACCGCAATGCGGACACGAGTAGAAGGCCTTCTCCGGCCGCTTCTTGCCGTATACCTCGTGCAGGTAATCCGGATCCTCATCACAGTGCAGGTTGTCGAAACTCAGCGCATGTTCCTGGCCACATTCGTGACACGGCACCAGGCCAACACGCTTGTCTGACAGTTCCAGCTCGGCATCAATCGCTGACAGACCTTTGATGGTCGGCGTACCGCCGATGATGATCTTCGAACGGCGAAAGGTTTTCAGACGCTCCTTGGCCAGTTTGATGCTGTCACCCTGCCCGCGCAGGTTGAGATTGCAGTCGTCGGGCTCCTCGATGGCCACCCGAGGCACCGGCGTGGACTTCACACTGGCCGGGCTGTTGGAGCCCACCATTTTCAGAAAGCCGCCGGGAAAACGTTTGAAGTCCTGACGCTGCTGCAGCTTGCGACTGCGCAGATCGACTTTCTTGCGCAGCCGTGGCGTGGCCTCGATCATCGGTTCGAGCTTTTCACCGACGTACTGCTTGGCGGCTTCGGCCTTGGGAAACAGCACCAGGATCGGCGACGGGTCGATGTCGATCCATTTACCCAAGGCGTTACCCAGCACACCAGACGTCCAGGCTACCTGTGCCGATTTGCGGCCGACGATCTCACTGACCGCCGGATCGTCCAACGCTTCCAGAGGGCCGCCCGGCCAAGTCAGGTGTGGCGTCACATCGAAGCGGTATTTGCCAGGGCGTGCCGCCTCCTCCGGCGCGAGCCAGCGGTATTTGTCCGCCCACTCGATGATGCTCATGCGCGGTGGTGGTGCCCACTTGCGACAGGCGCCGCGCAGCGCCTTAGTCGCCACCTTCCTCAAAGCCCTCCGAATCGTCCGGTTCGTCAGAATATCCATCTGACGGGGCATCATCCTTGTCATAGTCAGACAGCCTCCTCAGGATGGCTTCAATGGGATCTCGGATCAGTTGGTCGTCCACCTCCACGCCGTAACGCGCCGACAGCTCGGCGGCCAGCGCATCTGGGAATGAGTTGAGTAGCTCGACTTTGGCGGCGGTGATCATGGCCTCGAAGCGTTCGATCAGGTCATCGGCGATGACCACCTCACCCAAATCCTTGGCCATCGCCAGCTCTTCGCGGTCGGCCCGGATCCGGTCGAGCCGGTCGCGGGAGGATTCCTTTTTGCCGTTGAGCGAGGCCTGGTGCATCAGCCACTGGATCACGGCCTCGGTGTCGTAGCGGTTTTCGTTGCCCCGCCCGATGCCAAACTCGATTACGGGCATGCCGTCGTTTTGCCAACGGGTCAGGGTGCGTTCGTCGCGGCCGACGATCTCACTCAAGTCGGCCTTGTTGACTGTCCTGCCCATATCTAACCCTTTGAAAAGACGGACATCCCTGCAAAATTCTCAGCTGCAGAGAATCCGCGAGTTCGATGACCCGTGTAGGGGGCGGCCCTCGGGGAGGACCCAGAAAAATCGGCCCCCGGCCGGGGCGCCGTCTAGGTGTGGTCGGTCGAAGCCGACTCGGAAACGCCCAACCGCTTGGCGACCCAGCGTTCGTAAAGGCCGATGGCGACATCGGCGCCGGCCATCGCGGTCAGGCAACCCAAAGCGCCCGCCGTCCAGATCGACATGCCAGCGGCGATCATCAGCATCATCGCTGTCACACCGCAGGCGATACAGGCACCGGATCGCAACGCGAGGCGGCGTAACAACGCCCAGCCACGCGCCCCATCTTTATCGGCTCGCCACATCTCCCCCGAGACACCACCGACCAGGGCCAGGACGATCACTAACCAGATCGGCATCTCTGCCAGTGCTTGTTGCTCGTTTGTCATCGCCTACCCCATAAACGCAAAAACCCGGCGCAATGGCCGGGTTTGGTGGTGTGGTGCCTGCCGCTCTCTGCGGTCGCACCTATCGAAGATGACTACTTTTTACAGGTCGAATTTCCTGGCAGCAACCCCACTTTAATGCCACCCGGTGAATAAGTGGGTAACACCGGGTGAACG